AAGACAATAGAACCGTTTTCTAGTTCAACGTCACCTTTGTTCCATGTTTTAACACCTTGTTGCATCCATACAGGCAAGTTTTCATACATCAATTGGTAACGAGATATAATTTCTCTTGCGGTTGATGCCTTGTTAGCCAGAATAGAGACTGTCTTAGATTCTTGAAAGAGTGTGTACCAAAGAATGTATGCCGCTGAAGTAGAAGTCTTACCTTGCTGACGGCCTTCCATAATGATAACCTTTCGGTTCTTATGGATTACATCTAACTTTTCTTTCTGGCAATCGTATAGTTTGAACGGTTGAAGACCATGGTCGAGTGTTACGATATAACAATAGTTGTCAACAAAGTATATTGGATCGCTGGCACACCTAGCAAGCTCTAATACTTGTTCTTGCGTATATGAAATTTTGACTTCAGTTCTTTTTAGAGAACTGTTGCCCATATACCCCGTATCACTCATAGCATCACTTTAGAATGCTACGCAACATCCATGCAGATTTTTGTTGTCTACCTAATACATCTTGTAAGAAATTAGATACAGCGGGTTCACCTGCTTGGTCAGCAGCAACAATACCGGCACGAAGATGCACAATTAAACGGTCATTATCATTCTTAATTTCTAACAACATAGCCAATGCAGAAGGCACAGTAGTTGCATCTTCAATATCAGCAAGTTCAAGGAACCTTGTAAATGAACCTGGCACATAAGAATCTAACTGTCTAATGTGCTCTGCGATATCATCAGTCTGTTCCCAAACTTGATTATAGAACGAATCAAGGAATGAATGATACTGTGGAAAACTAGGACCTTCAATGTTCCAATGATAGTTGTGTGCCTTTAAATACAAGGCAAAATTGGTTGCAAGAATAACTTTGAGTTGTTGAATTAATGTTTCCATAGTGACCTATTTATTATCTCTAATTTGTTTAAGTAAATCTGCTGTTGAACCAACAAAAACTGCTTTCTCTACTGTGATGTTACCACCAGTATTTTCTAATTGAGGCTTTAAATCTTTTCTTCGTTTCTGTAGTTCTAGTAAATCTTTGTTTAAGTCTGCCATTGTCTTCATCAATCCTGCAACAACCTCATAAGCTCTAGGGTGTTCTGATTCTTTTGAAACTTGCAGAAGGTTATCTACTGCAACATTACCTTTATCAATCAAGTTTCTGATATTCTTACGGGCATAATCAGTATCTGAATCTACAACATCATCTTCAACGGTAACCAATTCGGCAGTTTGAACAGGTTCGATTGTTGTTGATATTGGATCCAGGTCAAAGATTTCTGATAACTTTTTATCTGTCTTGCTCATATTAATGTGTTAGGCCAATCTGTAAATGTTTCTTCAAATCCATACGGACCATTTCCGTTGGCAGTTGATGGTTTAGGGGTTACAATAATTGCAACAGCCTTTGTTGGTGAATTGTCTACTGTTGAAATCTTAAAGGTTGCATTTGAGTAGGCACCTGTTATCAAATCGTTTACTACTACTCTCTTGTTCAAATCTGTTAGAACAAGAACGCCAGTTGATGTATTACTGAAATACAAAACTTTACCTGTAACACCTCTTGCATCAACAAAAACATCTTCACCTGTGGTATAGACGCCTTTTCCAGTTGCAAAGTTTACATAGACCTTTTGTGCATCTAAGTTGGTCGAATCAGTATATATGTTACTGTTTGCCTGAAGAATAAGTTTGCCACCTGATGGGTTGATAACTGGTGGCCAGATATAGGCCTTTGCGGTGAAAGTAAGATTCCAAATAACAGTTCTTGTGTTATACAGTTCACCTTCATAGTCAACCTCAGGTGTTACTGAATTCAGAAGAACAGGCATATCATAGACCTGATCCATCTCTTTGATGAAGTCTATAGTAACAGTAAAGTCTGGTGTAAAGTAAGGCAGTATTTGTTCTAGTATCTGTGTGCCATCTTCTGTGTTGCGAACATAGATTGATAGACTGAAATCGAAGTTGTATGGAATAGGTACATATTGTGTTCTCAAACTACCAGCACTAAATCCAAAATTCTGTAATGTTGTCTGTTGTTTTCTACCTGTATCATATGAAATACCTTCTAGATTGAAACTCATTCTAGGCAAAGTAGTTGCAATTGATTTTGTCAGAGTTGGATCACTATTGATACGAACCAAATACTTTTCTTTAGGTCCATAATTTAATGGTACCTTTGTTGTTTCGTGTGCTGTCAACCCATCTTTTGAGTAACGAGTTAATACAATCTCATTAAACATAGAACCAAATCCAACAACAATTTTGCGGATAGTTCTGTTATAGAAGTGTGCGTTATGTAACATTAAACCTCACCAAATGGGTTGCGTTCTGAGAAGTCAATAACATCATCTGCTTCACCTTCTATTCTATTATTGTCAACAACATCTTCGAATGAATTATCCATCGTGGCAGTATCGGAAGTTGTAGATACATTCCAAATTGCATTACTTGTATTACCTTTTATAACTGTGTTGGCTGCAAAAGTACCAGTTACACGGTAAACATACAACTGAGAACCTGTAACATAATTATGAACAGTTGCCACAGCAGTTGCAGTTGCCACATTTGCGCCTTGATATACTATCTCATCAGGCACATAAGTTCCAGAACCACCTGCTCTTAGTGATATAAGTGTTCTTGGGTATGCGTCTTTAATTTGACCGTCAATCTCTGCATTACCAGTAAGAACAAGTTCATTAGAGAATACCCATTGTTTCAATTTCAATGCATACACATAGACATTACCGCCGCGGCCGCGACCTAACGTGTAATACATTGCCTGATTGTTTTCGTGTTCTACAAAGCTAATCTCAAAGAAATTCTGTAACAACGGAACATAAATCAAATCACCTTCATTTGGTCGGCCTTGATTTACTGTAAAGGCAAATCTACGGCGAGATACAAGGAATGTCATCTCATCACGAATCTCAAGACCAAACTTCGACATGAAGTCGCCTTCACCTTCCATACCTGTAACATCTTCAAGGTACATTTCAAGTGGATAGGCTGCTGTGTATTGCTTTAGTGTATCTTCACCATACAGCATATCAACCTGGTCACCAGTGCTTCTCGGCATATAGTAAATGTCCATGCCATAGATTTTCATTGCCTCAATAACAAGGTCTTCCACCAGCAATTGCTCGCTGGTGATTTGATTTATTGGAAAGTTATTGAAATAGAAATTAGTAGCCACATTAACCCATCATAATTTCTGTAGGTAACGCATTAAGATTATACATCTCTTCTTCTAACTCTTTAATTTCTGCAACAGCTTCATCAAATATTTGCTGACCGTTTAGTGTCACACCGCCTGGCATTTGTACGCCTGCAAATTTTTTCAGATTAGAACCCCATTGTCTTTTAATCAATGCAGCACCATATCTCTTAAGAAATCTATCGTTCCATACATCAGAGTTACCTGCAATCGTTGCAGTTGTATTTGATGCAGCATTAGCTAGAGGCCCACGAACTGTAATTGATGTTGGTGAATTGATTGTTGCAATTTGTATATTATCAACACCATTTAATGTGATGAAGTCATTCTCCATAACTTCTTGGTCAAATATTGTTCCGTATCCAGTAACCGTATTTGAAGAAGCTGTGTATGTTATTGTTCCTGTTAATGTGACAGTATCAGGAATCAATTTGCGATAACACTCAATAATTACATAGTTACCAGGAACAACATCTCTTACCCAATCAATATCAAGAAACACTTTGTTCTGATGACGATTGAATCTAAACTGTGGTGTACCTGAGAACAATAGGTTCAAAGTACGAATGTGCTGCATCGTAATCTCATATGAGACATACGAAACAGAAGTAAAGTCATACAGGTCATGCAAGCGTAACTGATAACGCAAATCAAACATATTGATTGACGCATTTGATTGGTCAAACGGAAACACACCAGTTACAAATGATACCGCATCAGGGCAATAAATCCAGCGGCGATTAATATCTTCAGCCGTAATCAGATGCTTCATATACATCTTCTGCTGGCCATCATAGTGATAATCGTTCCAGAAAGAAAGTGCCTCATCAATACGGTCATCTACCTGGTCATCGTCCACGTTAATTTCAATAACAGGAAAACCAAGTTCTCTTAGACAGTATGTTTTGTATTGTGCTCTTGTTGCTGGCTTTGACATATTTTATCCTAAAGCAATGGCAAATGCGATAGCACTTGGGTCGGTTACCACTTGAGTTGTTACAACATTAACTCTACCATTTGCGGAAACAGTAATGATAGGATAATATGATGCATTACCATATGTTCCTGTTGTGATGTTAATATTTGTTACATCGGTGTTAGCAACACCAAATGCAGAATTGGCGTAACTAGCGGCTGAGTTGGCAACACCAAATGCGGAGTTACCATAAGAACCAGCAGCTGCCGAAGTATTTGCGGTTGCAAATGCTGAGTTAGCATAAGATGATGCTGATATAATATTAGTATTTTGTGTAGCATCAATACCAACACCGTTATTAGCAACTAGAAATGCGGAGTTAGCATATGAACTGCCACTATTTGCTACAGCAAAACCAGAATTGGCGTAACTTGCAGATGAGTTAGCAGTATAACTTGGTGTATTAGCGGCAAGGAATGCTGAGTTAGCATATGTGCCAGCATTTGTTATATTAGTGTTTTGTGTTAAATCAACACCATTAATTAAATTTGCAGAAGCAAAAGCTGCATTAGCATATGACTCTGCCGAATCAGCCGCAATGAATATCGTATTGTTGCCATTATTTGCACCCCATTTACCTGAGGTTTCAATCCATAAGAATGATGAATTTGGTTGTGCGCCACGGTCAACTTCAATACCAGCATTAACTGCTGGTTGTGCGGCTTGATTTATAGCTGCATTAACAGTAATAATATTATCTGCGATTAAAACTGTTGTTGTATTGGTGTAAGTTGTTAGACCTGTTACAGTTAAATTACCAGTAATACTTAAATCACCAGCAATTGTGCCACCAGTATTTGCATTGATACTATTATTAGCACGGGTAAAAGCACCGTTAGCATAAGATGCGGCTGAATTAGCAACTGCGAATCCTGAATTGGCGTAAGTGCCTGCATTAGTAATGTTGGTATTCTGAGTCGTATCAATACCAAGACTATTGTTAGCAATTAAAAATGCTGAATTAGCATAACTTGAACCAGAATTGGCAACTGCAAAGCCGCTGTTAGCGTAACTAGCGGCTGAGTTGGCTACATGAGTTGGAGTATTAGCAACTAAGAAAGCCGTATTAGCGTAAGTGCCAGCATTTGTTATATTGGTGTTTTGTGTAGCATCAATGCCTAGGCTATTATTAGCAACCAAGAAAGCAGAATTGGCATAACTAGCAGCTGAATCTGCCTCAGCAAATGCAGAGTTAGCTGTGCTAAAGGCACTATTAGCATATGTACCAGCATTTGTAATATTTGTATTCTGTGTAGCATCAGTTGCAGTAGCTGCATTAGCAGCTGCAAATGCGGAGTTAGCATAAACACCAGAACTGTTTGCAGTTGTAAATGCTGAATTGGCATAAGTGCCTGCATTTGTAATATTGGTATTTTGTGTAGCGTCTGTGGCAGTAGCTGCATTGGCCGCAGCAAACGCACTATTCGCATATACACCTGCACTATTAGCAGTTATGAATCCCGAATTGGCATAACTGGCGGCAGAGTTAGCAACACCAAATGCAGAGTTACCATAAGAACCAGCAGCTGCTGAAGTATTTGCGGTTGCAAAAGCTGCATTAGCATATGACTGTGCAGAATTGGCAGTTGAATATGCAGAGTTAGCATATGAACCAGCGGTATTACTTGCATTTTCTCTAGCTAAAGGAATACCACCAGCAGTTGACCCGTCATGGACAACTATTGTTTTTTTATCTGTATCTACAGTAAGTTCAGCAATAACACCAGTAAAAGTTGATGTTTGTGCTGTATTACCTCTTCGTATTTGGACTTGTGTTGACATAGTTGTATTTATAGAGTTCCGTAATCAATGGCATAATATAAAGGATCAGCAACAAATCCATAATCTACCGTTAATCCTTGTGCGCCTGGAGTACCAGCAACTGTGATTGTTTTTGTGATTGAATTGGCAAAGACAACAACACCAGATTCACCTACAAAATTAACTTGTGAATTGGCGGCGGCCGCATTTGCAAAAGTATTATTATTTGCGGTGTATATAATACCAAAACCAAAGTCAGTAGTACCGCCACCACCTGAACCAGCATTTGCAGTATATTGTTTTGAACCATCTGCAAACTGAATGAAACCACCAGTATTAGCTACAAAGTTATTTGCGTATATTGTATTTGCGCCTGCAATTGTGCCGCCAGTTCCAGTACCAGTTGTGATGCTGTTAACTGTTAAAGCTGCTGTAACAGCACTTAAATTGTTTGTAATGGAAATATTTGCAACAGAGATATTTCCGGCACCTGTCATAGTCAGGTTGCCACTAATTGTTAAATTGCCTGTTATTGTTCCACCAGTATTTGCATTAATACTGTTATTTGCTCTTAAAAATGCAGAGTTGGCATAACTGGCTGCTGAATTAGCAACATGACTTGGAGTATTAGCTTGAGTGAAAGCTAGTTGTATTTGTGGAGTAACATTAACTCCACCAACAATTGCACCACCAACTACTGTGAGAACATCGGTAGTTTTATTGTATGTTAGACCAGAATCAGACCCAAGAACACCTGAATCATTAAATTGAATTTCTTGGTTTAATCCTGCGGGACCAGGGTAAGGATAATGAGTGGTAACTACACCTGCTGGTGTGGAATAGAAAAACTTTCCATCACGACTGTTGATAGAAATTTCACCATTAGCTAGCGATGACGGAACATTGCCAGTTAAAGTGGAGTGTTTAAGTTGTATTACTGTGTTTGCCATTAAAATGTACCGCCAACCTCAACCTCTTCTTTTTTGGTTTCAGTAGCAGAAATTTCAACAGGCTTTTCTTCAGTCTTTACAGTAGGTTTTTTAACAACTTTGGGTGCAGGAGGAATTAATTTTTCTAATTCAGAAATACGAGATTTCATTTCTTCTACTTCTATATTTTTTAAATTCAATTGTTGTGTAATTGAATCTAATGAATTTTTTGTTGTACCAAGCTCTCGCATGGTATCATTTAAAGCAGATTGAATCCTAGATTTCTCTTGAACTATAGCATCATTACTTTCCGCTTGCACCTTATAATGTTGTGTTTGCTCAACTTGTTGTAACACTTCTTGATTTTTTACTGTAAGGTCATCAATTTTTGCCTGCATTTCTGCACGAAGATTTGCTTCTTTTTCAAACAATTTTAATCTTGCTTGCATCATAAAGTTCTGCTTGAGTATTACATCTAAGTTCTCAAGCAAAACCTCTTGATACGCATTTGAAAATTCTACACTCATAACAATTCCTTTTCATAATATTTAGAATGTTCCACCCTGTAAATGCGAGAATGTTGGAACACCAGAAGCATTGATAGTTAACACATGACCTTCAGTTGACGATGATGCAGTTGTGAATGCTGAAGTGCCTTGACCCAATAGAACTCCATTGGTTGTAAATGTTCCTGCA